AAACGATTATAATAATGAAATAGAAACTCTTTACAATGAACTTAACTTTAAAAGAAGGTTTTAACTATGGCTACTAATACTACAGCAACAGCAACAACGCATACTGGTAATGGTAGCACCAATAACTTTGCAATATCTTTTTCGTTCTTAGCTAATAATGAAGTAGATGTAACAGTAGCAGGGGTCTTAAAAACATTAGATACTCATTACACAATTAGCGGTTCAACAGTTACCTTTACTTCTGGTAATACCCCTGCCAATGGTGCTGCTATTAAGTTTCAAAGAGATACAAATATAAGTGCAAAGAAGGTAGATTTTCAAGATGGTAGCGTTTTAACAGAAACAGATTTAGATACAAACAGCGATCAAGTATTATTTGCTCAACAGGAGATTACAGATAAATTAGCGACTGTTGAAGAAGGAGCAACCGCAGATCAAACAGTATCAGAGATAAAAACTTTAATAGCAGGTAGTCCTCTTGATGCTAGTCATCTTGCAGCTAACTCAGTTGATAGTAGTGAATTGGTAGATGGTAGTGTTGATACTTCACATTTAGCTGATGATGCTGTTACAGCAGCAAAGATAGCTAACAGTGCAGTAACTTCAGACGCTATCAATAGTAGTGCTGTTGGTACATTTGCTATAGGTGACAATGCTGTACTTACTGCCAAAATTGCTAACAGTCAAGTTACAGAAGCTAAACTAGCTGACCCCGCAGTTTCAACCAATAAAATACATGATTTAGCAGTTACAGCAGCTAAGATTGCTAATGAAACTATAACGTCAGGTAAGTTAGCTTCTAATTCAGTAACTACACCAAAAATTCAAGATGGTTCTATACTCACAGCTAAAATTGCTAACAGTCAAGTTGATGAATCTAAATTAGCTGACCCTGCTGTTTCAACTAATAAAATACATGATAGTGCAGTAACTACTGCAAAAATAGCTAACAGTGCAATAAATACAGCTAAGATTGCTAATGGTGCAGTAACAAATGGCAAATTAGCTGCTGATGCAGTTGATGGTACAAAAATTGCTGATGATTCTATTAATTCTGAGCATTATGTAGATGGTTCGATAGATACAGCACACATAGCTAATGATGCAGTAACTACTGGGAAAATTGCAGATGCAGAATTAAAAACTTTAGCAGGTATGCAATCAGCTACAGCTTCTAAATTAGCTGATAGCACCGCCCTTACTTCTGATATTGCCGATTTAAACCAGATAGATGGTATGGCGAAGCAGACAACTATAACTGATGATGATACAAAATTTCCTACTTCTGGTGCTGTTGTAGATTATGTTGCTGCACAACTAGCACCTATTGGTGGATTAGAAGTTATTGCTACAGATGCAGCATTTCCTAATACACAACCAGCAGCAGGTGTAGTAATAAGTATTGCAGATGCAGGTGGTCTTGTTGTTGATGCCAATGGCACAAGCACAACAGCAAGAACTGTAGGTGGAACTACAGTTACAATCAACAACTTTGCTAGTAACTTCAATAGTTCTACTGTTGATGCAGGTGTAGCAATAATGGTTAGTTCTACTGGTACTAATCAGGTATATAACTACCACAAAGCAACTTTAAAAGAAGCTGATCTTTTAAGTCTTAGTAACGATATAAATGATTTTGCTGCTAGGTATCGAGTAACAACAGGAGAACCAACATCTAATAATGATGAAGGAGATTTAATATACGATAAAAATGCTGACAAGATGAAAGTCTTTGACAGCACTACTAACGCATTTAAAGAAGTAACATCTGTTGGTGATTTTAAATTTTTATTCTTATGCCCTACTGGTGGTAGTGGTTCTCCAACAATAAACGGAAGTATTGCTACTTATGATCTTAGAGAGGGAAGTACTAGCGGTGCAGCAGCAAGCGTTACAAGTGCAGCACAATTATTAGTAAGCATTAATGGTGTTGTACAAAAACCAAATACAGGAACTTCTGCACCTTCAGAAGGCTTTGCAATGGTTGATAGTAATACAATTATTTTTGGAAGTAATTTACCAACAGGTGCAGAGGTATTTGTTATTCAGATAGGTTCAGCAATAAGTTTACAAGTACCTGCTGACAACACAGTTGCTACTGCAAAATTACAAAATGGTTCAGTTACTACAGCAAAAATTGTAGATGATGCAGTTACTACAGCTAAAATTGCTAACAATGCAATAACTACTGCACAAATAAATAATAGTGAAGTTACTAATGCCAAATTAGCTGCTAATGCAGTAACAGCAGATAAAATAAATAACTCAGAAATTAGCACAGCAAAGATACAAGATGGTGCTGTTACTACAGCTAAGATTGCTGATGATGCTGTTACTTCAGCTAAAATAGCAGACGGTGCTGTTGTAAATGCTCGACTTGGAGATGACTCTGTAACCTCTGCAAAAATAGATGCTGGTGCTGTAGATGCTACAGCTTTAGCCAGTAATGCAGTTACCACAGCTAAAATAAACGCTGGTGCAGTTACTAATGCTAAGTTAGGCGATGATTCTATTACTGCTGCAAAAATTGATGATGGTGCTGTTGGAACAGCAGCCCTTGCAACAGACGCAGTAACTCAAGCTAAAATTGCTGATGGTGCAATAGATAGTGCTAGATTAGCTTCTGATGCAGTTACCACAGCTAAACTAGCAGATGGAAATATTAGTACAGCTAAATTAGCAAACTCTTCTGTTACTGCTGCCAAAATAGCTAATAGTGCAGTTACAGGAGCAAAACTAGATAATGATGCAGTTTCGACAGCTAAAATAGGTGATGGTCAAGTTACAGCAGCTAAACTTGCATCAGGTGTTGGTGGTAAATGTATAAAACAACTTGCAACTTTTACTTCAAGTGCTTTCAATACAACAGACAGTGCATTCTCTGATGTTATAAGTGTTAACTATACACCTGCAAGTTCGTCAAGTTTAATTGTATTTGACTTTACTGCTGCTAATTCTACAATTGGAAATAGTAGTGGAGGTAGTGCTACATTAGGCATTAGACTTAAAAAAGATAGCACCACTCTTATTAATGCTACTAACGCTACTGATTTTGCTGTTGGTAATGGTGAACCAGATCGTATAAGTGCTGCTTTATTAGTAAGACATATGGAAGGTAATAGTAATACAAATCAAAGAACATACAAAGTACAGTTTAATAGGGAAGCTGGCAACTCAAGTGCTTCTCTTAGTAATGGTTTAGGTATAATAATAAGGGAGTACGCATAATAAATTTATGACTTACACTAAAGCAGACGCACTTTGTTCACTAAAACCAAACGCAAAATGGTTTTGGAAAGGAGATTCTTACTCTGACATTAAGTGGGATAGTAAAGAAACTATCCCTACTGAAGATGAAATAAATGCAGAGTTAACAAGGTTAACCAATACTGAACCATTGCGTTTGTTAAGAAAAGAAAGAAATCGTAGATTATTAAATTCTGATTGGACACAATCAAGAGATATAACTTTATCTAATGATGCAGAATGGAAAACATACAGACAAGCATTAAGGGATTTACCAGCTAATACAGCCGACCCTACAAATCCAACATGGCCTACACAACCTAACTAATTATGGCATTAACAAAAGTATCAACAAATGGTGTTAAAGATGATGCCATAACAAAAGCTAAAATACCAGCAAACCAGATAGAAGCTAGTGAACTGGCAGACAATGCAGTTGACACTAATGCCATAGCTGATGATGCGATCACAACAGCCAAGATTGCTACAAGTGCAATTACAAATACAGAAATTGCTACAGGTACAATCTCTGCATCACGCATTGTTTCTGGTGGATTGACAGCAGCAACTTTAGCAAATGATGCAATAACTACAGATAAAGTTGCAGATGACGCTATAACTCAAGCAAAGATAAATATACCTTTAAGTAATAGAAATATAATTATTAATGGAGCTATGAACGTAGCTCAACGTGGTACGTCATCTACTTCTACTGGTTTTCAAACTTGCGATAGATGGCAAGTTGGTGGTAATTATAATGG